GACAAGTGTGGCAGCCGTTCCGACTGCAATAGATCCATTTGTGATTGGCATAATTGTTACCTCAGACCAACAACAATACCTCAGCATCATCGTCCAAGATGCTGAATGTGATTGTGCTTGTTGCTTGTGCTTGCATCCCGTTCAACGATGTTGAGACAACCGCGTAGCGTCGTTTCGGTTGGATGATAGGTATCTCGACTACAGGTTCGGGAACTGGTTCAATTTTTTTGCGTCGTGGTGCAGCGTATTGTCGACCGCCCGAAGGTGTTGGCTCTGGCTCTGGTGGTGTGGGTGGGATGACTGTCGCATTAGCGGTCGCAACCAGTCCGCCAAGGTTGGCTTGAAATATCGGCAAGATAGTTGGCGACGAGTTTGCGGTTGCAGTTAGTGCGCCAAGCGGAGCCGAAGCAGAAGCCGAGATGACAACTGATGCCGACGCTGTTGCGATCATCGCGCCGAGCGGTGCTGAACCTTCGGCTGTGACCGTGACTGTGATGTTTGCTGTTTCGGCAACCAGTTCACCGAGCGGAGCTGAAGCAGAAGCGAAGTGTGTAACTGTCGCCGATCCTGTCGCCGACATTCCGCCGAGTGTCGCTGCACCTGTCGCTGTGGTTAGGAACTCTCCGCCGTCAAGAACTCGTGTGCCGTCAAGTTGGCTGGAGTCAAGTATGAATGCAAGGCCACCATCAAGTCCGAATGTGGCGTCGTTCAGTTGGCTCGTGTCGAGCAGGAACCTTTTGACCGCCATCGCGGCCTACTAACTAGCGACGGTCAAAGACGCAGACAGATTGCCTGACGAGATTGTGTAGGTGTCGCCTGCTGTGTAGGCGTTACCTGTGATCGTGCCTGAGAACAAGAAGTTGCCGGCACTTATATTGTCCCAAGCGGTGAAGTGTGTTGCATCTTGCGACCCTGCGATATTCGTCCAACTGATATCTGCATCAGACAAGATTTGTCCTGTTGATGCGGCACCGAACGATACAACTTTGCGTGTCGTTTCGGTTGCAGCATTTGATGTGCCGTTCGCACCAGGATCGCCGACATGAAGTTTGACATACACGTTCGTCACCGAATATGCAGTTGCGTTGCCGAGCGCGTCAAGGAACGAGTTGCAAAGATACGCCGAGAGTCCTGTTGCCATCAGTCTTCCGTTCTTTCAGTGATTGTCAAGATGCGACCATCTTTGTCGCGTTCAACTGTGCGCACAGTCGGCCTGTTCTCAGGCACGTTCACACGCACCACAGTCTCAGGCACGTTGATGATCGGTGCTGCGACATTCACGTTCGCTGGTGGAACGTTGACAACAACTTCTGGCATCGTCACGTTCACATCACGCTGGTTCACATCGTAAGACGGAGCAGGTTCAACAACTGGTTGCAACATTGTTGGCGCAACACCAGTGTGCATGATTGGATCAATGTCGAGTGCTTTCAATACTGATGCTGGTTCGAAGCCTGAGTTGATGAGACGTTGCGCCATAGAAGTTTTGCGATCAAGTTCTGTGAGTCCTGCCGCACCCAGATCGACGTTCGCTAATGGCACACGGTAAGTGTCGCCACCTTCAGCCGGTCGTAGATCTTCGAATCGGCGCACATCGTTGATTGACAACCAGCCTGCTTGCAGACCTGATGAATATCCTGCGACTCGTGAACCGAAGTCGCCGCGCATCAAACCATCAAGATTGAACTTCAGGAACGCGCCACGGCCGTCAAGGATTCTTGAATATCCGTCTTCAATCTTTGTGACGTATGGTCGGAGTGTGTGCATCACAAAGTGGATGCCGTTCATTTCAACAGATGCGTATGCTTGCGCACCTGACTGAATCACACCAGCCATTGATGGTGGTACACGGAACGCACGAAGGATCTCTTCAACTGCGAACTGTCGTGATTGCAAGAACTGTGAATCATCTGGTGCGACCGAAGTTGTCGTGTACTTCGCACCGCCGAACAGAATGCCTGGACGATGTGCGCGACGCAAACCTTTGTGACCTTCTTCGAATCCGTCAACAAGCGACTTCGCTTGTTCGCGTGTCAGATTGCCTGGGAACTCGATGATGCCAGAAGTATGTGAACCTTGACCGAAGAACCTTGCAGCGAACTCTTCCAACGCTTTTGACAAGCCGAGGTTCTCTTTGACAAGTTCAATTCGTGAACGGCCACGCAAGTCGCCAGGCAAACGCAACTCGGACAGATGGATCATGTCTTCATGCTCGATCACATCACGGTTGTCGAAGACGTAGATGAGGCGTCGTGACTCGTCGCGCTTCACTTCAACTTTCAAAGGATTCAACACCGTCAACCCTGCAACACCTTGGTTGTCGCGAAGGATACGTGTGAACGAGTTACCGTTCAACAGCATCGAGACAAGTACCTGCTGGAAGTGGTCGGTGCGTGACACACCAACTTCGGGCATGTCAAGCCAATCTGGTCGTGGTCGGAATGGTCGGCGATCACCGTCGACACGAATGTATGTGTCGACTGGCAGAGTTGAGATAGAGTCTGCAATTAGTCGGACACACGCATACACGGTTCCGATCTTGAGTGAATCTTCTTGCGTGACAACTGTGCCGGCATTAGTTGTGAACTGGAATGCGTCACCCGCAGCGAAGAGCGACTGATATGAGACAGCTCTTTCTTCGCCTCTTGGGTTGAACAGTCTTGACAGCATTATTGTTTATCTACTTTCTTTGACCGCTCCCAAGCCAAGGTGAAGGCAAGCAGAGATGCGCCCAAGAAGATTAGCCCAAGTGGGACTGCAATGTAAAATATGCCGAGCGCAATCATGAACACTGCGACAATTTCTAATAGAACTATGATCATGTCTCTCCTCACACTACGAAGAACCCTGGTTGCTGAACACTCTCGACTCGTCTCGTTGCACGATCCACTGCCATCGCCAATGCTATCGCAGCATCAATCTTGCGTTTCGACTTACCTTTTGACAATCTCCAACCCATGTCGGTTGACCGTTGCGCAGCCGACAACACCTGATCGGTGAACACAGGATCGCCGTTGTGTGCGAGCCGAGCGTTCACGATGAACTCGTAAAGAGTTCCGCAAGCAGGAACCATTCGTGCAGTTGACTGCGAGAACTCAACCATTGTGAACCCTTCATCGGACATTGCTTCGGCGGAGCGTTGGAAGAACGCTGGGTCATAAGCGAACTCTTGCACCGTGAACTCTCGACCAAGTTCGCGGATGTGTTGCTCGACTGCTGCGACATCCATTGCACCGCCGTCTGGGTGCCAGATCTTTGCACGAGTCACAACCCGACCAGATTCTTGTGGTTGTGCGACGACGACCGCAATCGAGTCGTGCTTCAACGCCATGTCAATGCCGACGAACACAGGTATGTTCGGATCAAGTTCATCTTCGCTGCGACACTGCTCCCAAGCACCCTTCGGCAACCATGACTCGCCATCTGTGCGAACCCACTGATTCAAACGGTAACGGCGGAACGCGACCTCGGCGGTCTGCATCATCGACACTTCCATGTCATCCATGTCAAGCAAACCTTCAGCCAAGTTCGGATTCGAATCAGCCCAAGCATCACGGTCATGAATCTCGCAGTCCGCTTTTGCTTCCCACCAGAAGAACCCGAACCGCTCATCTTGTTTCGTGCCAGCAACAATCTCTTTGCCGTAGTTGTAAAGACGGCCACACACCGTGTCTAGGTCGAAGCCTGCGGTTGTGATGGCAACGATGTTCGGATCTTTACGCGCACCCGAACCCAACGTCAACGCATTGAACAGATCATCGTTCGGCTGGACATGCAACTCATCAAAGATCACGGTGCTGGGATTCAAACCTTGCTGAAGTTTTGCGTCGCTCGACAACACACGATAGATCGCACCCGTGGACGGAATCTCAATCACATCGCGATACACCTTGCACACACCCGACAACGCAGGTGACTGAGTGATCTGCCACTTCGCTTCGTTGAACACGACACGCGCCTGCTGTCTGTCACCCGCCGCCGAATAAACCTCAGCACCAGGCTCACCCTCGATCAACCCGTAGAGCGCGATGACCGAACCGAGAAGCGACTTGCCATTCTTCCGACCCAACCCGATCAGGCTGCGACGATACCGAAGCAACCCATCATCACGACGCTCATACAACCCGTCAAGAAGTGCGACCTGCCAATCGGTAAGAAGCAGAGGCTGACCAGAGCGCACACCTTTGCTGACATGCAAGAACGTGCGGGCAAAGTCAACGACCTTGTGACCGTCAGATCGGCTGTATAACTTTGGCGTCGACCAGGTTGGAGTTCCTTTGTCGGTATGAGTCAAGCTCATTGGCCACCCTTATCTCGGCAAGACCAAGTCTCGCCCTGTCGCTTGGAGTAAACCCAAGCAAACTCATCCATGCTGTGCATTGGGCGTCCATCTGTTCTATCTGCTTCACCGCTGGATGAGTCACAACCTGCCCGTTCGGCGACGTGTACCAACGATTCGTCACATCCGTACCCAGCCAATCTTCCAACTCGTAGATCTTGTCGAAGTTCCGACACAACCGATTCATGAGCGGCGCGTCGTGCAACTCGGACAGATGACGACGACCACCAGTCCACAAGACATCCCAATACGACCGACCAACCTTGCCAAGATTCTTCGGTGCGACCGGCACAACCGACAGATCCACTAGGGCAAGCGCACTCTCGGGCATGGGTGAAGCAGCCAATCCGTTGCGGATGCGTGAGCCTTTCAACCGCTTGCGCTCGATCGGGATGGCGGATGCTCCGCCGCCTGTTCCAGTCTTCGGTCGTGCCATGCACCCAAGCATAGGCGGTAGTGCGCAACCGACCACGCGGATATCCGCCAACGGCATGGGTCATGCGTCGCTAGGGTCGTTAACATTTTGCCCACCCTCCATCTGTGTACCCGCCTTACTTTGCGTCGCCGCGTCGAGAGTTGCACGACCGATGTGCGGGAAGAAGTGGTGAGTCAATGTCACCAGGTATCACATGGTCGGCTGTCCACGGGTCGTCGGGTCGTGCGCCTTCGAGACAGATCCAACAATACTGAGCAGACTCTCGGACCGCCTTTGCTCGTGCTTGGTAGTCACCTGAGTAGTGAGGTCGCTTGGGCTTGGGATGAAGTCGGTTGTATGTGGTCTGGCAGTCTGGGCATCGGCGTGGGTTGGTGGTGAGTTGCCGACAGGTTAGACACGGTCTAGAGATGGGCATGGTGCGTGGTCTGCTTGCTGTCGCTAACTACGTTAGCGCGACAGTACAAGCAAGTGACTCGGTTGAGCGTTGCTTGTGCTTTGCTTGTTGGGTGGGTTCATATGGGCTATAGGTTTGGTGGGTGTTTACACGCAACGTGTGCTTGCTTGTAGTGCGCAACAAGCAACACGCAAGCATGGTTTTAGAACTCCTCTTGCGTGTAGCCAATTAGGCCTGATTCGTTGATGCGTTGTTCGTGTTCTTTGATGAGTTGTGCTTGGACTCTCCAGCATTCTTTTTGGCTGACTCGGCCTGTCTCTGTCTCGACGTGTGGCTTGATTGTGTCCCAAAACTTCTTGGTGCCGACATGGATGTCGATGTTGTGTTTGGTGATGATCTCTATGACCTTCTCGTTGCGTGGGCCGCCTTTGATGTCTTGCATGAACATCTCGTTGTCCTTGGTTACTTTGAGATCTATCGGTGTGATCCATGTGTGGCGTTTCTTGATTGGTGCTAGGCGTACATCGTCGCCTGCTCGGGTCATTGCCCAGACTAGGTCTACGTCATCGTTCTTTGCGCTGGTGCCTCGTGCGCCTTTCTTGATG